TCGAATTTATTTTAGGCTTAATATTCTGTACAGTATTCATCACCGCATTTTCAGGTGCTATGCTGATAGTGATAGATAAGCAAAACGAGTGGGATGCTAGGCACAAGAAGTAAGCACCATCAAGCTATCTTTAGGGGTAGCTTGCTAGTGTTAATTTCGACACTGAATTAAACAATTCTGAGGAGAATTATTATGAGTAAATATACAACCATACCGCAGTTAAAGGGCGAATCATTCAAGGAGCTTTCTGAGGATGAATTGCTACATGCTATGCGCGAAGAGATATATGTTCTAAGTGCGCGTCTTGAGGACGCAGATCGTGCGCTGAGAGATCGCGGCTTTGACGATAGTGCTAGTGCCATAAGACAGGCAGAGCAGACTTTGTGTAAAGCGTTTAACGTGATCGATGATCATCGTGAAGAGGTGGCGTGATGAAAGATAATTATTTATGGGCTGACGCCCACCAAAGTTTTGGTAAATACACAGTAACCGTTGAAGTTTGTGATGAAGAAGAAAGTAGCCGTGCAGACGTATTCAGAAATGACGGAGAATTCGTAAACCTTACAGTTGCTGATAATGATATTCGTTTTGATATATCACCTACGATGTATATTGAAATGACAAAGTGGGCATACGAAAACGGTTGGTAATGAGTAACCACCACGAAGCCATCTCCGGATGGTTTCTTAGTGTTTATTTTTGAACACGAAACTAAATCCTGAGGAGGATATTATGAAAGTTAAAATTGAATTTACTGTCGATGTGGATGCCGAAGTTATCGAGGCATACATGGTAGAACTTAATGCTACTGACGAGACTAAGCGAGAGTTTGTTCGGTCTTGGATTAAGGCTGGCGGTATCGGAAGTTTAGAGGAATCTCTAGGCAACAATGGCTACGACAACATAGTGCGGGAGGTGGCGTGATGGCTCTATATGATGTTCGTATGGTGTACCACAATGGCTCTTTTGATGTTGTTAGGTCTTTTGATAATAAAAATGATGCACACGCATTTGCTCAAGAGTCTGAGGAGAGTGATACATATCGTAACTCCACAACTGAATTTGACGTTGTAAAGAAGTAACCACCACGAAGCCACTGGAAACAGTGGTTTCCTAGTGTTTATTTTGAACACTGAATTAAACAATTCTGAGGAGAATTATTATGAAAATTAATATGACTATTGAAATAAACAGCAATCAAGAAAATGCAATCGAATCCTTTTTAAGACAGTTCGAGCATACAGAAGAGGACATTTGCGTTGGCACATTTATTGAAGAATGTTGCTGGGCAGGTGGTCTTGAAGATATGCATTCTCGTGTCCAAAGCTTTTCCAAAAGAGATATAGGGAGTATAAGTTGGAACTGTAAAATAGAGGAGGTGGCGTGATGACTTTCAGCAAAGCGTTACAGCAAAAATTTACTGAGAACAGCGCCAAGCTTTTATCTATTCAAGAACAGCTTGTAGCTATTAGTCGTGACATAGACAAAATGACTAAAGGTTCTGAACTTTCTGATTATGACTATGAAGCATCACTGGATTTCATCGACGAGGCTTTCTGGAAAATAAACGATGCATTAGAGGATCTGGAACTGCCTGATTACTCAGTATCAACAATTCCCAGTAAACAATGAGTAAGCACCACGAAGCCATCTACGGATGGTTTCTTAGTGTTTATTTTTGAACACGAAACTAAATCCTGAGGAGGATATTATGAAAAAAGCACACTTACACCTCATTAAATGGGGTTTAAAAAGAGGCTACACAATTGAGGTTGATATCGAAGGCGAGCAAGAGTATCGCGGCACCAGTTTCAAGGAAGCCAAAGATGCTAGCGAAGCCGGTGATATGGGATGCATATACCTCATTACTGGTGAAGCCGAAACAGACTACTCTTGGTTTGGCTATGTCCACGAGTGGAATCAAAGTCCTGACGAAATAATCTATGACTACGGTATTGATGCTGTCTCTGAAGCATGGGCGGCAGATTATGATCAGCACTGTTCGGAGGTGGCGTGATGGATAAGTCACAAGTCCTAAAATATTTGCAGGAGATCTTTGAAGACCTTGATACAGTAGATACTGATTTTTATCGTGCGCTATCCGCGATAAATGGATTTGATATACAAAGTTCCGATCTTGTTTTGGACGCACGTGTAATCCGTAATGACTTATCGGTTGTTATCGAGAATCTGTCATCGCTTATTGTCAAGCATGACACTGAAGAAGAGTAACCACCACGAAGCCATCTCCGGATGGTTTCTTAGTGTTTATTTTTGAACACGAAACCAATCCTGAGGAGGATATTATGAAATTTAACAATGTTAAACAAGCTAGGGAATTCCTAGAAACCCAGTACATCGATCCATCTGATTACTTTGACGAGCTTGAGTCACTGAGAGACAGTGGTGAGATAAACATGTTTGGCGCACCATCTTGGATGGTTGAGAATATTGACCTTACTATAAACTGCGCCAACGCAGTATTCTTGGTATGGACTGAAGATCGGGAGGTGGCGGCATGAATTACGTAAATGTTTATGAAGTTCGTTCATGCTACGGCGGTGGAGAAGAAGGCGGATGGTGGTATAACGCCGGAGAACCAGTGGGATGCAAAGGACGTTTTGCAGACCCACAAACGGCTTATGCTTTAGCTAAAGAACTGCGAAAGAAAATACAGCAACCTACAGAGTATCACATGGGGTTCAATTCTCTGGACGGCTGTGACTCTGACGGCAACGGCGATGATAATTACATCACTGTTGGTGGGGCTTGGGGGAAATCTGACATCGTAGTGTCAGTGGAATCTCACCCCCCTAGAGAATTCCCTGAGGAGCGACCTCGCTATGAATAATCCATTTGCTGATATAGCCAACTGGGAAAAGTACCACGAGGGTACTGATCAGTACAAAAAAGAGCAAGACGAAAAAGAACGAGAGCGCCAAGAAAACATTGAACGCGCTTGGGCTTTACGTTTTGAAAATAACACGCAAGACTTGCATTAGGAGTAAGCACCACTAAGCTATCTTTCGGGGTAGCTTACTAGTGTTAACTTTGACACTAAACCAATCCTGAGGAGGATTATTATGAGTAAACAATCAATACAGGAGTTTCTAGTAAACTTCGAGAACGGAATGTACCAGAATTCAGATAAAGCTACTCAGTGTAATGCCGGATGGTATGACTGGTTCTGTGACGATTCATCACTAAAGAACAAGACCTATAAACTAGTACCAAAAATTAAGTCTCTTGTTACCTCTAGTAAAATTAATATCTATGAGGATTATGTATTCTTTAAGAACAATTGTCCTTCATTCGGAGGTTTGTATGATGACTTCCGTATATGCGATAAAGAGACTGGTGATGTTAAGTACACCATATCTCCTAAAGATACGCATGAGAACGGACGAGCAAGTGTATATGGTCGTGATAACAATTTCCAAAAGCCATTAGTCGTAGGAACTTGGAATGATGTTAAAAACTTCTTTAAGGAGGTAGCGTGATGAAATCAATTGACTACTGGGGGGAAGAGTATGATCTCGATGTGCAGGGTGCAATAGATATACTTGAGTACGCGGCAAGGCAACACTGCCAAGAACTTGACGGCGATATTAGACACCTATACACCCGCAAAGAGATATTAGATTCGATTGCCCTTTTAAAGGAGGTAGCGTGAAAAATCCTGAACTGATGGCTTTGATTGAAGAGCATCATCTGACAAGCAAAATGATTAGCGACATGCTTGATGTACCATTTGAAACTGTAAGAAACTGGCGGAGAAATGAAACATCGTCAGCTACAAAAATGAGCAAGGCAAACCTTAAACTTTTAAAGCTAAGTCTTGCGAAGTAGCCCCTGCGGGGGCTATTTTTTTTGGTCTAAATTATTTAAAGCGATACTCCATCAGTACCTTCCACAAACTTTCAATATCTAGCAGATCATGATGTTTCATGACGCACCTAGAGCCATAGCCAAAGTCCTTTTGGAAATGTGAACTCCCAAACTTCTTACGACTGATCCAACCATTAACTCGCATCACCTCTGGGTCGCTAGTCCGACCAACCAAAACAGCAATCTTTGATTTGAATTTATCCATGTTGTCAAAGATCAGGTTGCCAAACTCAGCGTTGTTAAACTTCACATCGATGCTCACACCCTCAAACCAAAGGTCAACACCACCATCGGTCACTACGTTGACGGTAGGCGTCTCTACCCCAAGTAATCGAGCAACAGCGAACTCTGCCTTAAAGCCATAGATGTTGGCCTCTACCCTGCTTTGCCTATCGTTCTCTAGCCTTGGCTTGAAGCCCTGCATCTCGCATAGCTTTACCGTATCGGCTCCCATAATTTCAGAGCTATGAACGTCCTGCTTACTTAGCTTTATGAGCATTTTTCCAAATTCCTTTCACGCCATTGATGATGAACTGTTTGGTGTGTATTGGATCTGCAATCTCAGGTATTGAATTGATTGCTTCTCGCCTTTCTTTCTTTGTCTGGAGGCCAGCTATCTGTGACGGTAGATAATAGATTAGAGTGGCTCTGGCGAGCGCGTGGAACTCTTTTGGCATACTTCCCTCTATGTGCTTTAGGCACTGGGGGTAATATATTTTTTCCGCCGCATTTTTTACGAGGACTCTAAGCCTGTCTGGTTTCATTTACAGATCATCCTCCCGATCAATAAAAACAGGGGTGGAAACCCCTGCCCACGCACCGGCAACATTAAACTCAAAATATTCCAACGCCTCATCCCTCGACATATCTCTTGTTAAAATTTCGATTATTTTCTCAACGTCATACGCATAGCATTCATGCTTTTGATTGAACGCCTTGCCAATCAACGCATCATCAAATCCATCCAGTTTCAGTAGATTCATTTACATCTCCAGAAGCTCACGCATCAGCATAATCCCAGTCTCATAATCGACTGTCGCAGTTTCTGATTCGTAGCCCAGTCCCATTAAATCTGATAGCCGAAACACAAACTTAATTGGCTGTCGGTCATACTTATAAATCAGCACTGGAATATACTCATCACCGGCAGAGGTTAGCGTTTGATCCCACCAGTCTTCTTTGTGCCAGTTGCCAGACTTATAACGCTTGGCTTCGATCATCAAATTATTAAATTCAATGTCCGCTTTTCCGGCAGTCTGATACTGTTCGAGATTGCGCTTCAAATGACTAGCGCATTCACCAAACTCATCTTGAAATTTCTTAATAAGATCGCGCTCAAAAGCGTGACCCTTCGAGCGTCCATTAATCGGCACGAGGATCATCCCCCATGCTATATCGGGTGTACCAGATCGACTTCATCTTGTCCTGCTCTGGTGAATTTCCCGCCTTATTGCCCTGCCGCCACTGGTATTTAAAGGCAGTGATTTCAGCCCACTCTCTGACGCGAGCCTCACCGTACAATTGCACCATGACATCGATGCATTCAACGCCACCGTCTTTAATGTAATGCTTGGGTTGAAATACGTTTTCTTCTCGCAAAATTGCAGGGTGTTCTTTTGCGACACGATCCCACTCTTCTGGCGTTGCGCTATTCAGTCCAGTTGATCTTGTCCGCGATGTATTCTCTAAGATCGTACTCGGTTCCATACCGCGTAATGAACCGGCTTTTCGATGGGTGTCTTGATGTAAATTTTTCATTGTCTTCTCCTGCGCGATGATGCGCGTAACACAGTGGAATTGTCAGTAAATGAGCGTCCGGTTTTGTCTTGCCTTCAATGTGATGAATCTCGGCAGGACTGGTAACGCCATACAATTTCTTGCATATAACGCACCCGAATTCAGCAATTGCCGACATCCACTTTTTTTCTTGGACACTTGGCGTTCTACTCTTCATTCGATGCGTACAAGTGATCAACCGATACGTCAAAATGACTGGCAAGTTTCTTCATCACCTGAAAGCTTGGAAACAAAGTTTTGCCAACTAAAAACCGATGAATAGTGGGTTGAGGCACTCCAGTTTTTCTAGCCAGAGTGGACTGTGAAATTTTGTGATCTTGCATTAGTTGCTTTAAGACGTTCTCTTTCATTTTACTTATCCTTGGTGGTTGTAAATTCTATTTTTTTCAAACCGTAGGTTTGCCATTGTTGACTGCCAGACTTTGAACTCGACCTCTGCCGCCGCCAGATTTGATTTTGCGGCAACCAATTTTCCTTTTGCCGTACCAACATCTAATCTGCACTGGTATACATCGCAATCTTCATCGGCGGTGCGAGATTGTTTCGCGTGAGTTTTGTGACCTCGCGCCTCTGCCCTTACCATTGTCAATGCAACCATCTTTTTTAATTCAGCCTCAGCCCCAGCCAGTTCATACTCCGCTCTTGCGATTGACTTGCCAGCCTGTCTAATGTTTTCTGCAAATTGCTCTTGATCGTCCATTACGCTTCCTTAGAGTAATTAATATAAAATTTTGGCTTACTGCCTTTTCTCTCCTTGTACTGCATGCACTGCGTATCGAATTCAAAACCCACCTTGCCTTCATACATGCCGTTTCGATTCTTAAGTACTTCAAAATAAGAGTCCCATTGCTTGACATACTTTTCCGGCGGCTCTTCACCGAGCATCTCTGCTTGCTCAAGCATTTCAATCTTGCGCTTGTTCTTAAAAATGGAAATAAATGTGTCGGCAAGATCAGTAATCGAGCCTGACCCCTTAACGTCATATTTGTTTGGCGCTGAGTACTCAGACTCACCCTTGCGAACGTGCGTAACTAAGAAAATTGTTACCGGAAAACTAAGCTTAAAATTCACCAACATTTCGACAAACTTTTGCTGGTTCTCATAGTCATCCTGCCTCACCATATTGGTAAGCGAATCAATGACAAAAACATTGATGCCATAACGGCGGTAGGCGTACTCGAAGCACTCCATCAAGTCCTTTGGTTTGGGCGTGAGCTTATCCACGAACAACCATAAATTAGGGGCTAACCACTCCAGTATTTTCTGCCGATAAGGCTTGGGCGGTGTGCCTGATCCGGCGGCTTGGCGCATCATCCTGCCAAGGGTGGATTTCGGGGGCATCTCCATTGAGGCGATCAGCACTTTTTGATCTTGCTGAATCGCGTTGAGACACATTTGTCCAAGGAATAAAGACTTGCCATGACCGTTGATGCCGCAAAAGCCAATCATTTCATGGGGTCTGAATCGAATATCCTCTTCATCAAGCTTGCTCCAACCGGAACGAAATCCACTGTCCTCACCTGTCACGCTGAAAAAATCATCAATGTCAGATTCAAATGCCGTAACACTTTTGAGCGTTTCAGGATCTTTCCAGACCGCTTCGTCATAAGCACCACTTAGGATAAATCGAGCGTATTCATAAGGGTTCTGACCTTGGGGTGCTTTCATCAAAAGATCGTTGATATCTTTGGTAGGAAGGTTGATTCGATAACATCGATCACCTAGCCGATTCATAATTTCTGCGGCGGCTAATTCACCCTGCTCGTCCATATCGGTTGCCACAAGGATGCGCTCGAATCTTGCTAAATTCTCGTACTCGTTCTCAATCCACTTGGTTTGTTTGGCTCCTTTTCCGCCACCCATTGGCACGGATAAAGCGGGAAATCCTAGCTCAGTACAGCAAATGGCATCCCACTCACCTTCCACTAACCAGCCCTCTCTGGCGTCATCAGGGATAACGTGCCAACCGAAAAGAATCGGTTTAAGGTTTTTCTGTGTGGAGGGATTGCCGTCATAATTCATCGGCTTGGTCTTGATAAAAACCAGTTCGCCACTGGGATCATAAAAAGGAAAGACAACGTCCTTACCGCCCTTCCCATCGGTTTCATAAATTCGATGTCTAAAGCACACCTCACCCACATCTTTAAAGCCTCGGCTATCCATATAGCCATGCAGGACTTCACTGTTCTTTTGCTCAGGGAGTTTTGGAGTGTTGTAGGTTTTATTTTTTACCGCGCTGAATTTTTTTGCCGGAGCGCCATCACGAATGTTAAATCGCTTCTTTCCCCAGTCCATCGCATCAACAAGTGATAAACCTAGCGCATGCTGAATGAGATCCAACATGTCGCCAGTATCGCCTGTGGCAAAATCAATATATCTGCCAGACTGTTCTCCATGGAGATACACCGACATTGACCTGCCCTTCTCGCCATCAATTGAACCGACCTTGTAACAGCCTGATTCGACGCGACCATCGGGATAAAGTTCTTGGCAGATACCGGAGGCGTTCTCGCCAAGACGTTTTGAGAGATCTCTGATATCAATCATTTCACAGCCCCCAACAGATCATGCTTTCTGTCATGACCTTGAAATGACTTAAGCGCATCCCAGTCTGGCTTGCCAACGGATTTCCATTCTCTGCTGATTGCAAAATCCACAACACCTGACAGATCAAAGCCGTGCCTTTTCAAAATGAGAAAGTCTTGAGTGATTACCGTAACCATCTTCTTAGCTGGCTTTCTGCCTTTACGCTCATCAAGCTTGTACTCCCACCATTTCTTCCAAGCAGACTTACTAACACCTTCCGGTGAAGTGTTAAGGAGGATAGAGCGCCAACATGTTTGTTCTTTTTGATGTTTGTTCTTTATGATGTTTGTTCTTTGGGTCTGATTACCTTGATCTGGGTTTACTTGATCTGGGTTTACTTGATCTGGGTTTCGATGATCTAGTGGAAAGCGACCCCTGACATCAGTCACCAACCAATCCCATCGCACGACATGACCGCTTTCGTTTCTAACAATTTCTCTACGGATGTACTGTGCGTTTTCAAGCTCGTCAGTTATGCGCGTCATTTTGACGTTGCCGACTCCAAATACAGTGCAAAGCTGATTGTTGGTTATTTGCCACTCATCAATATGGCTCAGAAGATAAACAAGCACTCCAAGAGACTCTGGACTCAATGAGTCATCTCGCTGTGTGCTTGCTGATTTTGTTTCGGAACCTCGAAGAAGGCTGTTGGGGAGGCGGGTGTAGTCTTGTTTGAGGGTGGCTCTTCGGTAAATCATATGCGATCCATGTCAGTTCACTGCGTTAAATTATGTACAAGTGTAAATCTTTAACTTGCACATAGCAACGGTGTTTTTTTTGAGTCGCGCAAAATCACAGATTTATTCTTCTATGCATGTATATCTTTTTTTTCTGCACTTAAATTTACGTTTTTTCACTTGCGTCTAATAATTAACTCTTGACATTAACATTTACCTTAGTGTATAACGCGAAAATAGGTATCCTAAATTTATGCCTATATAAAGGTTTGAAATGGTTTAACACACGGAGACTGTTAATGGACAAGCTTGGAAAAGAAAAAAGATCAACGATAGTCAACAACGCACTTGATAACGCTGGCGTACCCAACTGGGGACGAGCCGGAATTATTAAAAGCGCGTTGAGCGTATCACCTGCAACAGCTAGTGGATGGCTCACTGGTTCGTTGCCAAAAGATCCTCATTCATTGCTACACTTCTGCGACAAGTATGATTTAAGCCCCCACGAGTGGGTGTTTGGAGAGAAAAGCGCGGCTACATCTGCTGGTATAACTGAAGAAAAAATTATAAGTTATGTGGGGAAAATTAAAGAGTTTGAAGTCGCTTCGGGAAAGACGCTTACACCCGATCAGTTTGCAAAGCTCTTTGTTTTACTTACTCGCTCGGAAGATCAGGCAAAGTTTTTACTGGAACACGCTGACTTTTTGTTATCTTAATTTTTAAAATGCACACCTCAAACCCGATACTAGTGTGTCGCGGTACCTTACTGTACCTATCAATAGATTTTTTATTTGTGCAATTTTAATGATCTGAATGAAAACTTGCACTATGCACAAATGTATGCTTAAGTAAAAAGGTATTAGAGCAACTAATAAAAGGAATAAGAAAAAATGAGGGTCAATACACATTTAAATTACTATGGGCTCGTATACTTGAGCTGTCATCAGATGACCGCAGAAATGCTGTGGTGGGCTTCGGATTATTTAGGGGGGCAATGTTGTGGAAACTAAACCTCTTTCTGAAACCTGCTCTTTTGCTAATGACTGCGCCTTTTGTCCAGTTAACACAGCCCTTCAAGCCTACGCATGCAGTGCATGGATTACTCAAACTTACAATGATAACTCCCTTAACAATTCTTCTAAAAACCCTGACCACCTTGACGTAATTAATCTCGTTGATTACATGTCAATCGAAGATAAATTCTGTCAGTGGCACAACACAGCGTACCCACAGGACTTGCGTTTTGTTTCACCAAATGTAAATAGTGCTGTTTTACCCTTTATAAATACACGATGAAATAAGTTTTACCTATTTGCATTGCTTTTACGTATTAAGATGCTATAATTAGTCCATAGATAACAAAATGGATTAGCACATGGATACGTTGAATCGCGCACAAATCTGGAAAACTCTCAGCAACATTGATGTAACTCCCCTCTGCACTGAAACCGAAATGATCGGCAAAGAGACCATCCACTACTTACCGTGGATGGCGGCTCACGAAATCATGATGGATCAGTTTCCTGAGTACACATGGGAATTTTCTGAAGATCCCCAAGGCAGAGAAGTGCATTACTTTGATGACGGCTCTGCGGAAGTCCGTTGTCGAATGACCATCGGTACTCACACCAATATCACGTATTTACCAGTTCATCGGCATGGCGTAGCGATCCCTGCACCCAGCGCAATGGACATTAACACAGCCAAGCAACGCGCTAGAGTGAAAGCGTTAGGTGAGTTTGGTTTAGGTTATCAGATGTGGCTTGCAAAGCCCGATACTTCCCCTGAATTAAGAGAAGATGCTGAAGACAAGGTCACTGAAGATGACTTGGTTGCTCAGTGCTGGCTTGCCGCAAGAGATAAAATTGCCGAGGCAACCAATGTTAGCGCCGGTAAAAAGCATTTTAGCCGGTACAAAAAAGGTTTAGAAAATCGTGGCTTGGTTGACTCCAACGAAAATCGCTGGAAGGAAGTGTGCAAAGCAAAAGGCTGGAGGGCTGAGAAGTGAGCCTTGCTGTTCAGGGGTCACCTGAGTGGCATCGTCGAAGAGCCGGAAAAATCAAAGCCTCTGTGTGTGCCGCACTGGAAGGCAAACATCCCTATATGAAGCCTCAAGATCTTGTTCGTCAGGAAGTGAGAGCATTAGCCGGTGCAGAATCTGAGTTTATTATGGTTCCTGCCGTGGCTCACGGTCAAATGATGGAAGATGTAGCGAGAGTTTTTCTTGAAAAGCTACAGGACTACCGTGTTGAAGAGACCGGCTTGGTTGTTCACCCAAAATACGATTTCATTGCCGCTTCCCCCGATGGTCTGGTGGGGCTAGATGGCTGTGTAGAAATTAAGTGTCCCTACCCTAAGTATACTAAAGAACCCTATTCGATTTTCAGCCCGAAACGAAGCATGTACTTAATGCAAGTCTACATGCAGATGGAGGTGTTGGATGTGGACTGGTGTGATTTTATTTGTTATCTCGCGCCAAACGAAACCCATGAGCCGCAATACACGTTAGAGCGGGTTGAGCGCAAAGAAGACTTTCTGACTGAAAAGCTGTCTCGAAAGTATTTACCGCAACCTGAGAAAGGCACTATTTCGCGGCTTGATCTTTATCAAGCATGGCACAGGCACATTCAGTCTCAGCATGATCATGAAGACACTCGCCAAGAACATGTAAAAACGGTAGTTAAAGATGATTTTGAGACGATTACTACGGATGATGACCTAAACCACCTATCTCAAGTTCAAAGCCGAATTAACAACATTAAAAGCCGGATTATCGATGAGTTAGACGCTATCGATGTGCTATCCAAGACCTCTGAACAACTGAAAAAAATAATCGCGGAAAAATACGAAGGTTCAGTCAGTAATGGGTCAACGCTAATTAAGATTATTAACAAAACCCCGCCAATTGATTACCGACAAGCTTTTGAGTTTTTGGGTGGTGAAGAGGCAGTGTTAGAAAAAGACGAGCAGTTGGATTCGTTTCGGCGAACCACAGGCTCACGACAAATTTCAATTCAACATGGAGATATCCAATGAGTAACTTTGAAGTGCAAGCCGGAAATGGTCGGCTGTATAAATTAACCCCTGAAAAGAAGCAGAAAGAGTTAGACCGATTAAAAGTGTTGCGCGAAGACAAAGCTCAAGCATGGGCTACCGATGACAAGGCTCATGACTACGATGGCTTTTTGCAGATCGGTCAGAACTTTATCAACTGGTTGCAGGAAGGCTTGAACCAATCAGGCAATGATCTGATGCGAATGAACTGGAAAGGGAAAGTGGTTAAGACCGATAACGGTGCTGTGCTTCAAGTGAGAGATGCTTGGATTGGCAACGGCATGATGGATTTAAAGCAATTTACTGAGTCAGGCGCGAATGTGTCTAGCAGTCAAGCGCAGTCCAAGCCG